CAAAAGTTTTCCTTAAGAAAACTAAAGTTCAAGAATCAGATAAAAGTAAAAAAAAAGTTAACGAATCTGCCCAAATAGGAGATGACGTATTACTTAATAAAGAAAAGGGATCTGTTATTGGTCAAACTAATAATGGAGATCTTATAATACAAGTTCAGGGAAATACTTTTCAAGTAAAACCTGGAGATGTAAAACCGTATGGTGAAAAACCTGAAGAACTTGTTAAACCCCCCTACAAATTTGATAAAAATGGTCAAAATTTGACTACTAAAGCTATGTTTGAGCAATATGTAAGATGTGGTATTTTCGAAAGAAATGCAGCTATTAAAACAAGTAATTGCTTTGTTAAATTTGGAGATTATAATAATGCTGAAGAAGGACAAAAAATTCCTATCTTAATAGAAAGTAGAACAGCATTAATGCCAAAATCAAATATTAAACTTCTTGAAGAACCTAGAACGTTTGAAGCATTCGAACCAGCAACTTTAATTAATCCTATTACAGGAGAAGTTACAGAAAATGGAAATATTCAAGTATGTGTAGAAGAATTGTTGGCTGCAGTAGGTGCAGATGATAGTGTTACAATTATCGTAACAACTCCTGAAGGAAAACAAGAAATGAGTTCTGCCCCTGCCTCAATAATCCGCCCAGCTGGATAATTAAAATGAAACCCTTTAGGGTGTGATGTAAAGTCATAAAAAAGAATGGCTATTGTACAAGTTGAGAAGTTTAATCTAAATAATTTTTACGAAAAAACTCCCAGACCATTAAAGTATATTTTAGTAATATCACTTATAATAGTTGGGAGTTACTTTTTATTCTCTAAAAAAGTGACTACTGGACAAGTAGAACAACTCGCAAAAATTGAACAATCTATAGAAACTACATACGGTCTTATTGATAGATTCGATGAATTTAGAACTGCGCAGTATGTTTACAATGCAGAAATTCTAGATTATCTTACAGATATCTATAAATTAGTAGAAGAATTGAATGAAAATACTAATAAGAAATTAGATCTTATTCTTTCTCAAGATGGTGCTAACACTGATCAGATTTTAGCTCAACTTACTCTACTAAATGAAACATACGAAAAATTAAGAGAAGCTTATACTCCCAACGAATTAAAAAAACCTTATAAAGGGGAAGTAGAATTTATTCCACTTGATGATATGGGTAACAAAATCAATATTAAATAATGAAAAAACCAATCAAAATAAATTTACCATCGATCATACTTTCATTAACATTAATTGGAATGTTAACATATATAAGTGTAGATGCGCTTGTATTTAGACCTGAATTCTCACAAAAAGTACAGCATGTAACTCAAGAATTTGATTCTTTATCGATATTTTTAACCTCAAAATTACCTGAAATAGATTCGGCTCTCTATATCCACACTAATCAAATTGCTGACCAAAATAAGCAGCTAGAAGAGTTAAATAATTTAACAAAAATCCTCAGAGAAGAATAATTTTAACATTTTCTTAAAATACTTCGGCGGAACAAAAACTTGTTTCGCCTTTGTTCTTATAAAGAATATAGATAAAAATTAATTAAATTTTAACAATGTATATAGACAAAGATCAATTAAGAGAAGAATTAATACTTTCAAAAAAACAAGGTTTAACTAATAATGCTAAGGATATGTTTAAGCAAATGGTCCAAAGTAAAATGCGTAGATATGATTTTAAAGAAGAATGGAGACCGATAATTGAAGAAAAAACTGTTGAAGATATGCACAGATTATGGGTTAAATATAATTCTGAATTAAATTCTAAGGCATGGGAATATATGTCTACAATAATAGGTTGCTCTATTGCTCGTCATTACACAACGCTTTATAAAGCAACAAAAACAAATATCATTAATATTTAAAAATATGGCTCATCACGTTAAAAACAAAGACTTAAGAGAAGAGATTATAAAATCTAAGGAGCAAGATAAATTAACTCCTTTGGCGTTGGATATGTTTATACTTATGGCTAATAAATTCTCAAATAAATTAACATACATTTACGTAGAAGATAAAGAAGATTGTATTTCTTTCGCAATAATGGATTGTTATTTATATTGGAGGGGATATGATCCCGAAAAATCATTAAATGCATTTGCATATTATACTCAGATTATAAAAAATGGCTTTGCAAAAGGTTGGAGAAAACTTTATGGCAATATGCCAAAATCCTCTAAGATAAGTATTTCACAACATCAAATATATAATTTATAAACACATAAATTATGGGGAATGAAGGTTACAAGTCGTATAATAGACCCAATATGGGGCCGGATGCTAAAACAAAGCAAGGTTATTATAAAGTTTCAAACAAAGAAAAATATATAGGAGATCCTGAATTAATTATATACAGAAGCTCCTGGGAATTTGGATTTTGTAAATATTGTGATATGTCCCCTTCTGTAAAAAGATGGTCTTCAGAACCAGTATCAATCCCTTATTATGATAGAGTTTCTAAATTAGAAGAATGTGCTAAACTCGGTTTAGATCCAAACAATCCAAGTAATTGGGAAGTTAAAAATTACAACACAGATTTTTGGTACGAAGTTGATACTGGAAATGGAAAAACTGAAAAAATATTTGTAGAAATTAAACCTTCTTATAAATTAAAAAAACCTATACCACCTCTAGACAATGCACCGTTGAAAGAGCAAAGAATATTTGTCAAAAATGCAAAGGAATATTTGACAAATGAAGCTAAATTTGCTGCACTAAAAGGATGGGCAGATCAACATGGATCAAAATTTTATGTTTTCACTGAACATACTCTAGAAAAGATTCTTGGACGTTTTTGGTATGATAACAAGTAATGGAATCTCCTGCTAAAAAATATAAAACATTATTGAATATCAACAATATAAAAGATATAGCATATAATGTGCTGTTTACTAAATATATTATTAAGAATTTAAAAGGAGAAGAAAAAGTTTTAGATATTGATTCGACTGACCAAGAAAGTTTAATGTTAAAGAAAAATGGGGGTTATCCACTTCCTGGATTTATTTATACATTTATTTACCCTCCTCAACCAGAAAAATTCATAGTTGGAAACAAAGAATATTCTGATAATGTACCTATAGTATTTTGTACAAGTGTCAAAGGATTAATATTTAAAGGTATCAATCTTAATACGTTACCTAATACAGAGCGAGTTAAATTTCTACAAGCATATTGGAATGTCTATAGAAATTTTTTTAAAGATATAGAAGAATTAACAGAAAATGATAAGTTAGCATTAAATATGAAATTCATAACTCTTATGAGTTCTCCTATTGCAAATAAAATACTAGATTTAATGAGTCGGATGACTAATTCTAATTTTCCTTATGGTTTTAGAACATACGATGCAAAGAAGATTAAACAATTAAGAATGATAGAATACTCAGAATGGGATTATATTCCATTTTATGAATCTAAGAATGCATTTAAAGGTATGAATCAAAAACAAATTCAAGATGCGTATTGGAAAACAAGATAATTTAAGGAATATATAAAATAAATTAAGAAAACTAAATGGCTGGTTTCACACTGAGAAATATAGACGGAAAACCGTCTGGTTTTATAGCAAATATACAAAGAAATATCCGTTACATGGCTGGATTAGGCATGAAATGGGAAGATGGTATAGTTAAACAATCCAAGGCAATTGGTATTACAGAAGCCACTGAGGATACTATGTATAATATGTATGGGCAATCCCAGATATTTACAGGTAATGATATTGGTGGTAAAGAATTTATTGCGTATTATGATAAAGAATATCCTACCCGTAGAGATTTCTTACGTAGGTTTGCAATGAATGGTGAGATTGAGCACGTTCTAGAAGTTATAAGTGACGAGACAATTATATTTGACGACAATAATTATTTTGCATATCCAAATACAAAAGTACTTAAATCAGTTTTAAAACAAGAAAAAGCTAAAGAAATTATAGATGATTTAAATGCAGCATATAAAAAAGTTTATTATGCGTTTGGATTTAATGACGGACATGACGCTTGGCACTATTGCAAAAAACTTTTGGTTGATGGTTTCTTATCATTTGAAATTATTTATGATGTTAACTCTAAAGATGATGCTGAAAATGTAATTGGATTCAAAGAATTAGATCCAGTTTCTCTAGAACCTGAAATGAAAAAGGATGAACTTGGAAATGAATATAAAGTTTGGATTCAGTATAAAGGTGATGCCGAAAGACAAAGAGAACTTTTAGATTCAAACTTAATTTACATATCTTGGGCAAGAACTAATTTTGTTTCAAGATTATCATACGTTGAAAGATTAGTACGTTCTTTTAATATGCTTAGAACTCTTGAAAATTCAAGAATTATTTGGAATGTAATCAACTCACAATATAGAATGAAGATTGTTGTACCTATTGGAACACAATCAGAACAAAAGGCTAGAACTAGATTAGCAGAACTTCGTGGTATGTATAAAGAAGATATAACAATTGCTGATGAATCTGGTGAAGTAACAATTAATGGAACACCAAACTTCTCTTTTGCTAAGACTTATATTTTACCTTCAAAAGAGGGAGTTGAAACAGTTATTGATTCATTTAAGCCTGAAGGTTATAACATGCAAGATACAGATTCGTTAAAGTATTTTTGGATGAGATTTATAGTTGAAACTAAAGTACCTGAAAGTAGATTTAGTAATTCTG